CCCGAGCCGCCCGGCCGTCATCGCGTCGACTACGGCCGGGCCGCAGGGGTTGGCGAAGTAGAGCAAGCTACCCCCATTCCCGCCGTTGTCCAGTGCGTTTCGACGTCGACGATCCTGATGCTTGGCACTCGGGAAAGTTCCCGGTAGATCGTGTCGGTTAGGCTTTCGTGTGAGATTTCCGATTCGGCGAACGTGGCGAAGAATGCGCGCAGGCTGTGCAGTTCGAAAGTCCCGTTCAGGGTGCGCCATGTGACCGTGATCGTGCCGTCGTCGACTTCGTCTTTGAACGGGCAAAGGTGGCGGATCGGTGATGTGACGCTCATTGTCAGGCCGGGCGACGCTGCCGCCGTATCGACGCTCATGCCTTCGCCATTGCGTTTCGGTTGGCGGCGATGCCGACGACGAGGGCCACGAAGACGGCCGTCACGATCAGCTTGCCGACCATCTGCCCGGGCAGCGCGGCCATGACGGGGAAGCCGGCGATGGACAGGAACACGACGGTATCGACGAACGCGCCGACGACGTTTGAGGCGACAGCGGCCCGAATGTACCCGCGCTTGCGCAGGGGCGTGTATACGGCAAGGTCGGCGAGTTCGGACAGGCCGAACGCGACAGCAGACGCGATAGCGATGAACGGGTCGGCGATCAGGAACGACAGCAGCGCGCAGGCGGCGATCACGGCCAGCGTCGCGGCCTTGCCTGCGGCGTTCTGCAGGGCGTCGCGCAGGACGAACGTCGCCCCGGCGAAGTAGGTTCCAGCGGTCGCGACCAGGCCGAAGCCGACCGGGACCATGCCGAAGCGGGTCGTGACGTAGTTCGCGCCCAGGACGGCGACGAGCATGCTGATTGAGGCGACAACAGCGAGGGGCGGGTTCGTGATTTTCAAGGGGGTAGTTTCTTTCGTTTGGTTGAACAGTTGGATTGATTGAACAGCTAGAACAATAGCACGCCTAGAGTCGAACGGTCCCGAGGTCGCCGGTTACGGTGCGCGCGTCGCGGTTGCGCGCCCAATCCTGCGCGTCGAAGCGGTGCGCGTCGCGCTTGCCGATCAATTCCTGCAGCAGATAGCGGAGCGCGTCGGGCGCGTGGTCTTCGCTGGTCGTGTCGACGTCGTCGGGGTTCTTCTTATCCCGGGGCACGGCCGGCAGGGTGCGGATCAGGTTCACGCATGTCGAGTGGATCAGCAGCCGCGGCAGGCCGTCGTCCCTGATGCGCAGCTGCTCGTCGACCAGCGCCCAGCCGCCGACCCGTTCATTACGGGCCTTCCCGATCGAGCGGCCGAAGACCTTGTAGTAGGCGTCGGCGATCGAGCCAGGCGGCGGTGCGTCGTTCTTCGCGACCGCCGTCGGGTCGTTCACCGACCGCGCCCACATGGACGGGTCGAGGACCATCGAGATCGGCCGGTCTGGCATCCGTTCGCCGTCCGCTTCGCTATCCCTAATGAGTTCGGCCTGCTGCTTCGGCGTCAGCCCGGGCTTATACAGTTCGCGGTACACGACGACCAGGTCATCCGACATTTTCGCGCCCCACAGGGCAGCGAACGGCGCGCTGCTGCCATAGTCAATCCCGACCGCCCGCGGATAGCCGAAGTGCGGCACCGGCAGCTGCTCGGGTTCGATGACATGGTGCGCGATGTTCCACTGCGGGAAACGCATGCCTTCCATGACGTTCCAGTCACCATCGAGCAGCGCCCGCCGCAGCGTCTCGGGCAGGCCCTTCAGGTGATCCATGTAGCCGTCGTCGTTGTGCGGGTTATCGAAGGCCGTCGCCGGGATATAGCAGCGCGTCGGCGGGTTCGGCTGCTTCGCGGTCGGCTTCGCCCGAAAGATCGTGCGGGCCGGCGCCGGGTCAACGAAGCGCTTCTTGACCCAATGATGTCCGATGCCGCCAGGGTTCGCGGTCAGGATCATCCTAGGCTTCAGCCCGAGCCGTTCCAGGCCTTCGCGGACCTTGCCGGCCGCGCGCAGACGGGACTTCATATAGCGGAACTGGTACTCGGTGAAGTGCGTCGCTTCTTCGAAGCAAATGAACTGCAGTTCGGCGCCCTGATATTTGTCGAGGTCTTTCGCCGTCGACAGGTGCCCGAGTTCCAGCACTGATCCGTTATTGAAGTACCACTTGTGATCGGAGCGGTGATAGTAGCCGAGTTCCTGCGGGATCTCGGCGAGCAGCGGCCCGGCGACCGAGCGGTTCAAGTCGGGATAGGTGCGCCGGAAGATGATCGCCTGCAGCCCGGGCACCTGAAGGCAGGCTAGGACCGCTTCGGCGCGGCCCCAGCGGCTCTTACCGCCGCCTGCGGCGCCGCCGTAGAGCAGTTCATCGACGTGTATCGAGTGCGCGAGGGCTTGCTTTTCACTAGGTTCGTAGTCGTACTTGACGACAGTGACGGGCGCGTCGGTCATCAGTCGTCGGTCTCGACGACCTCGAACGTCGCGACGTCCATACCGACCCGCGCCGCGGCGGGGTCGACGATCAGCTGCACGTTCCCGCCGCCGCGCTGGTTAATCTCGGTCGGCGCGTTCAGGCCGAGCAGCTTCGCCCGGGTCGAGATGACACCCAGGCCGGCGCGGACGATCTCGGGCACACCTTCGAACAGGCCTTTAGATGCCAGGCCTTGCAGGATCATGTCGAGCCGGTCGATCTCGAACTGCTTCACTTCTTCGGCGGCTTCGGTGATCGTGTCGTTGCGGGCGTTCACTATGGCACGCCGGGCGTTGTGCCGGTCGCCGCCGTAGAGCAGGCCGTCGGGTCCATCTTCCCAGGGGGTATCGGCGATCTCTTGGTAGCTCATGCCGTAGCGGCGCAGGCGAAGGGCTTCTTCGAGTCGGTCGTCGCGGCGCATGGTCTCGGGCGTGACGACCTTTTTGTCGGTCGGTGATCCTGCGTTCGGGAGTAGGGGCATCGGGGGCTGTTCCCCTTTCGGTGTCGGTGGTCTGCCGTAAGGGTCGCCGAAAGGGGAACAGTCGTGTGGGAAGGCTTAGGCCGCGAGCGTCCCGGCCTGCCGGTCGATGCGGGAGAGGATTAGGGGCAGGTAGTCGGCTTCGCGTTCGATCCCGACGTGTTTGAACCCTTCGAGCAGGCAAGCCTCTAGGGTCGTGCCGCTGCCTTCGAACGGGTCCAGCACGGTCCCGCCTTCCGGGGTGACGAGCCGGATCAGCCACCGCATCAGGGCTAGCGGTTTAACGGTCGGGTGCGCGATGCCGTCGACGACCGGACGTTCACGCTTCGGAGCCTTCGCCACATAGAAGAACCGCGACGCGCCGCCGCTGTCGCCCATACTGCGGGCGGGGCTCATGTTGTCCCCCTGATAAACATCGCCGTTTGCGTATGTCGTGCCCGAGAATTTAGGAGTGTTGCGCTTAGCCGGGAAGGCCCCGCCCTGCCTGATCCCGCTCTGCTCGTCCAGCATCTCGGCGGTCGTGTCGTCCAGCACCACATTCGCAGGCCAACGACCTGTGTTCGGGTCCATGCCGCCCCGCTCGGTAAGCGCGGCCATGTGAGAATAGATGCCATTGCGTCCCGACGTGCTGGCGCTGGTTGGCACGTCTTTGGTTGCCCCGATCCTGCATGCGTCGATGTTGAGCGCCCCGGTGCCGTGCTGTAGGACGTTCGCCGCGACCGTCCCGACCAGGGGTTTACGCCCGACGACGACAGGCTCAAACGCAGGCTTCAACGCCGTCCCCCAACCCTGCCACTGCTCAGCCGCGGGGGTTGCCGGGGCGGTGATCTTCGACGACGCGAGCCGGGTCGCTGGTGTCGATGACCCGACCCCTTTGCCGAGCGATCCTGTCGCGGTGTCGTGCCCGCTGAGGTGGTAGCCGGGCAGACCGAGCTTCGACCCAACGACTTCCCGTTCGGCCCCGGCTGCTTTGTCTATGGCTTTGGAGACGTCCAACGATTTCGGGAAGCCTGACCCGTAGAGCCATGCGATGCTGTCGCGGATTTCGAAGCCTGCGTCTTCGACGGCGACGGCGAGCCGGTGCCATGTGCGTGAGCCGCCGAAGGCGAGCAGGTGCCCGCCCGGCTTCAGCACGCGCAGGCACTCGCGCGCCCATTCTTCGCCGGGGGGTAGGGCGTCCCAGGCCTTGCCCATGAAGCCTAGGCCGTAGGGCGGGTCGGTCACGATCGAGTCGACACTGTTGTCGGGCATCTGCCGCATGGTTTCGATGCTGTCGCCGTGCCAGAGGGTCACGGCCGGGTCACTGTAATAAACGTTTGGGCGCATACCAGGCATGGTTGCGGGTGCGCGCCGTGCCGTGTGGGATAGCGGGCGTGGGGGGCGCGGATCGTCGAAGACGTTCTTAGCGGTCGAACATTCCGGTCGGGGTCCGTTGAAAGTACAACCGATTGCCGGAATGTGACATATAACATGCCGGTATGGC